ACAATCTCTTTAAACTGTCTGCTAAACAATCCTTTACTACTAGCAATACATCTGATACCATCTAACTTGGGTTGTGTATACCCACTTGTTACTGGAGTCTTTGTAAAATCATGTGCTAACATTGGCTTAAAAGCAGTGAACGTATCAATTTTTGTTACGTCTTCAAAAAAGTCTTTTTCAACATTTTTAGTCCACTGTGCTTGTGCTTCGAACTCTGCTTGCGTTTTAGCAGTAGTAGCATTGCTACGTCCTACATTTTTCGCTTCAGTATAATTCCACTCTGAAGTAACTTTTTTACCATCTGTAAGACCCGAAATTGTTCTGATACCAGCAATATCATCAGAGTCCCAACCAACTTGGATAATCCAGGATCTAATTTTACCCTTGGTATCTCTTTTAAACAATTCTGTCAATGACTGTATCTGTTGCATTTAAACTCCTGTTTTTAAATATACCTATACTATAAAGTAAAACGCTTTGCTTGTCAACATGTTTTTATTAAACTATCACTTAATTTTTATTAAGTCTGTACATAAATAGTACTTGAGAGAGACTTAGACAGAGGAGATGCGCCAGTGGACATTTTTAAATTGATAGCCGAAGTAGGCTTTCCTATCGCTGGCGCATTGGCCGCTGGATTTTTTGTTTTTACTACACTAAAGTATATCTTGGATAGTGTAAGTGGAAGCGTAAAAGGTTTAAATGGCATAATTAGTGCTTTGGACAACCGTGTACAGACAATGAATCATGATGTTGTTAGAATTGACACATTGATGAGTAACGCATTGGGTATACGTCCAGATATAGATCGAATTGCACGAGCTGATGGGAAGAACGATGCAAGGAGAGACTAATTATGACTTACAAAGTTTTGAGACTTAACGACAACGTACTCGTATACGATGTAGACACCCCCGACGATAAAATGGAATTTATGGACAATATTAATGCTCGTCCTGGCGACACGTTCCGTTTCACATACAATGGCTGGTTAGAATACTTGGGAAATGAGTTTGACCAGATCATAGATTCAAGCAAACAAGATACTGAAGCGAACGAATTGTTAAAAACATTACGGGAGGCTTCATCATGATGTGGGTAGATTATACTGTACAAAGCGGCCCAAATTGTTTCACAGTTGTGGGAGACTGGCCTGGAGAAGTTATGGGTTGGGATCGTGACGGTAATAAAGATGGTGGACTTAAGATAAATCCACTATATCAACCAGGTGATGTTTTTGTTGTAGATGAAAGTGGTTGGTTGCGTAAACAAAAAATGCAACCAGGCGATGTATTAATGGTAAATAACGATGGACAACTTATTAAGGTAGCCGCACAAACATTAGAGGAGAGTTAAATGGGAAAAGGAAAAAGATCCAGCGGAACAAGTTACGTTAGTAAAGGTATTGTTGGAACTACTAAAAGTAGAAGCAAACAAGATCCAGATTATCCGGCTCTTAGAATGATGAATCAGCTTAAAGCATATCAGGCTGGTAAAAATGTAGTTCTTACTATACCTAACCCTAATCCTAATGAAACAAATAAACGTTTTATTAAAGTAAACGCACGTGATGTGTGGAGAAGTGTGAGAAGATAATGGAAAACGTTGCTAACTTAATCAATCAGTATGGCTTTCCAATTGTTGCGGCAGTTGGCATGGGTTACTTTATATACTATGTATGGAAATGGGTAACAACCGAAATCAAACCTGTATTAAGTCAAGCAAACGGCACACTTATTGGTTTAATTGATCGTATTCGTATGTTGGATAACGATTTAATTAGATTAAATCAAAAATTAACAGTAACACTACAACTACGTGAACAAGAGTTAGAAGAATTACGTGCTAAAAATAAAAAGTTAGCACAAAAATTAGAATCTAAACAAGAGGAAGAAGATTGAGCTTTACACTACTATTTCTTTTTACAATTAAACATTGTATTGCTGATGTTTTCTTGCAAACTTTTCATCGCAACGTAGATAAATCAAAATATCTAGATATAAAAGGACACAGACACTATTTGGAACATGGTGTCTGTACTTTTTTAATTGCGGTATTTTTTGTTAATCCTGTATACGCTGTGTTAGCAGGATTATTAGACTACCTAATTCACTGGCATGTAGATTGGGGCAAAACAAGTTTCTGTTTACGGTTTGGTATTCAACGAAATACAAACTTGTTTTGGAGAATACACACACTGGATCAGATAGCACACTTTAGTACATACGCATTAATTGTATGGATCTTTACTTACTTGTCGCTATAAACACACCGTTCCAGTCATCTGGTAACTTTTGTGTTTTCATATACTCGCAACGTTCAATCCACATGTCGTAATACTTGTCCATTTGACCGTCAAAGCATCCTTTTAATATTTTACATTTGCTGATTGCCGCATTAAACTGTTTTTCTTTGTACAGTTGATGCATTAAATTGTGTATTTCCTGATGTTGTCGATACTCTGGCATACATATACCATGTTTATCCAATACTGTGTAAATGCTGAGTCCTACACTTTTACCTTTAACTTGCAAATCATCTATTTTAAGATAAAAGAAATCATCTTTTGTTTCAGCGTATGTTGCTTCACCCACCAACAATAAACATCCATATTCTTTACATTTACTTTCTACTCTTGCGGCGGTGCTGACAGCGTCTCCAAGAACATCATATGAATGTCTTTTTGTACTTCCCATCTCACCCACGTAACCAAGGCCAGTATTAATACCAGCACCCATACCAACCGGCGGGCGACCTTCTGGAATGATAACTTCTTCATTAAACTTCTCCACTGCTTTGAGCATATCTAAACCACATTGTACGGCTGTACGTGCATGATTCTCATCATCAATTGGAGCATTATGTATATGCATACTGGCATCTCCAATATATTTGATTATCATACCATTGCTGTCTAGAACTGGCTGTGTAATACTATCCATATAACCATTCATTATACGTGTTAGTCCTGCTACATCATCACCAAAACTTTCACCCAGTGGGGTAAATCCACGCAAATCACTAAACACAATACTAACTTCACGTTTGCTGCCTTTTTTAATTAGGTCTCTATTTGTTTGTAAAATTTTAACCACTGTTGGACTGGCATATCCTTCAAATTGTTTTTTAATTTCCTGCTTTTGTAGGAACTCATCTACAAACTTAATAATGTATCTGACTAAACCAACTATTACTAAAAATACTGCTGGTATGAATCCGTCTACTAACAAATTTTGTGTTTGAAATAGATAATAACTTACATAAACAAATGAACCAGTTACTGATACAAAAAACGCCAATCCAAAAAATGTCCATCGTGCCAGTACAATCGTTGCAATACCTGCAACGATTAGTGCAACGATTTCTCCCCAGGCTTCAGCATCTGGATGTCTACTAATATTACTTTCGTTAAACACTGTGCCCAACATAACTGCCTGCATTTCATGTGGAAACACACTACCGAATGCTGTTGCAATAGGTTGTGTTGTTCCTGCGGCTGTTGGTCCTACAAACACAATACCACCTGCAAAATCTTCTGGTAAATCCAATACACTGTGGCTTGTATAACGCTGACTCCAGTCTAACCAAATTTGTCCCAGACTGTCCGTTTGTAAAAAACCATATTGTGGGATACGTAACTTGTCGATGCCCAGTGGATTTAATTTTATTTGGAAACTAGGGTCACCTGCTAGTACACGTAAAATCTCCATTGTCACGTTAGGATAGAGCGTGTCGTTGTTGTTTAGCACCAGTGGCACCCTACGTGTTACACCGTCTATTTCTGGAAAACTATTGATAATTCCACTACCAACAGCATTGTTTTCAATAACAGGAATATTTGCAATTATTCCTGGTACACTGGGTATTAGATAACTAAAGTCTGGATTAATAACTGCTGCTCCAGGATTAATTGGCTCGTTTTTACCTTTTTCAGCACCCAACATTGTTACAATAACAGGATAGTTTTGCATCGTAGCGGCTAGCTCTAAATCTTGACCACTGCGATCTTTTTCACTCATTAAAATATTGAACACCACTAAGCCTGCACCACGTGCATACAATTCTTCAATTAACTTTGCATAATCTCCACGTGGAAATGGCCATTGGCCATATTGATCAATAGTTGCTTCATCTATGTTTACAGTATAAATGGTATTGAGTACAGGCTCTTGATTAACTATAAGTTGGTCAAAATATCTTAGTCTAATGCTTTCTACAAAACTAAAATTACTGTAGTAAGTCCAACTCAATAGTATGAGTATCAATACACTCCAGACTGGAGTTAATAAAAAACGTTTCATTGCACGGTTCCTTGCGGCCATCTTCTTACACTGATAGCACGGCGTGGGTTATATAAACTGTATTTAACACTTTTATCCTGGTTACCTCCGAGAATCATCCAATAACCTTCCTGTGTAGTCATGACATAAAATCCCACATGACCTTGCCAGCCCTGTGTTCCTCTGGGGAATACAACTATATCACCACGCTGTATGTCATTTTTTGCAACAGGCATACCCCATTGTAGGAACCCCCTTGCTGTAAGTGGATGTGGATGATTGATATCATTTAAACTTGGTATGTTATCAATTTCCAATATAGCATTTACAAATGCTGCACACCACTCAGTACGAACAGGATCTACGCCGACAAGTTCACGAATCTCACTCCTGTGTTGTCGTTCTTGTAATCCTAAATATTCTGATGCTGTTGATGTGCTGTCTGTTGCTGTTACTGTACATGCACTCATAGTAAGTGCGAATCCTATAGTTAATAGTCTCAATAGGTTCTCCTCTGTCTAAGTCAATAGTATTTACACCACATAACAAAAAAAGGGCACCTAGATGCCCTTTTATTTTGTAGTATACGCAATATATTGTTTAGAATTTAATTGCTAAACCTGCACTTACCGCAGTTGTAGTACCCAAGTCTGTCATACTACGTGAGCTTTCTACTCTCCAAGTAACTGAACCCGTATCTTTTTCTAGGCCTAGTGAAATATCATTTACGCCATCTGTGTGATGCATAACTGTAAAGTCAACCAGTCCTAGGTCTCCACGTAGTCCTACAGTACCATAACCATACATTTCGCTTGAGTCTGCTACTGTTCTAGCACTCTGGATTGAACCTGCTTCAGTATAACCGTCTACACTACGCTTACCACGTGTGTATCCAAATACAGGATTTACTTTACCTGTTTCTGGTGAGTACATAACTCTGGCACTTGTGTCTGTACCAGAAGTTTCGCTACTGTTAGCAAAGTCACCAATTGTACGTGATACTGTATAGTCTGTCATTGCATGACGCAGCTCTACACTAACATTGTTCTTAGTTACTTTACCTGCAACAATGTCTGTATCTGCTTTTACACTGTCGTCATTACCAGTTAGTTCAGTACCCAGTCTTGTAAATCCACCTGAAATAGTTAAACCAATATCACTTGTCTTACTTCCACTTACAACTGCACCACTGGTGTTACCACTCATACCATTTTTCATGTCGCTTGACATTCTAATACCCTCAACAGCATCAAAATTCAAGTTTCTAACTGTGCTTGATACAACGTCTTGTGCAGTTGCAATTTGATCTACACGCCCTGCAAAACTACCTGGATCAGTGAT